GTGCACAAAGCCTCACTAATCTTGGTACACCTACCAACAACACCGATGCTACAAGTAAAACCTACGTTGATACTGCATTGGCTGCCAAACTAAGTTTATCGGGTGGCACGATGACTGGTGCGCTGAATATGGGCACACAAAGTCTTACTAACCTTGGCACGCCAACAAATAACAGCGATGCTGCTACTAAAACATACGTTGATACGGCATTGGGTGGCAAACAAAACACCGTTGCGACCACTACGGGCACATTCATAACGCTTGACACTCCGAAAGAATACGGGACTTATGCAGCCCCATCAACTGGCAACATAGCGGTTAGCCTGACAAATGCGGTTCGGGGTATTGACCAAATTGTGTACCACGATGACAGCGTTGCGCCTGTGATTGTGGTAACGGGCGGCTCGGCTGTAAAGTTCGGGCCGATTAACTACGACCTTACCAAAGTGAACCTGATTGTGTTCTTTTGGATGGGCGGCACGAATGTAGGGTACATCATAACACCAGCGGTTTAATGAGGAGGCTTAGGTTACAAATGATGGCTGGGGGTGTACCTTTAGACCCCGATGCGGTTGCTTTTTTGACTGCTGCTGGGATTACTGATGGCACAATAACAACAGCCATTGACACTTTGGTTACTGACTTGAAATTTTATGGCCTTTGGTCTAAAATGAAAGCCATATACCCATTTGTTGGGGGAACAGCAACAACGCATAAGTTTAATTTGAAAGACCCACAAGACACAAACGCAGCTTTTAGGCTTGTGTTTGCTGGCGGTTGGACGCATTCAGCAAATGGTGCGCAGCCAAATGGCACAAATGCATATGCAGACACCTTTTTAAACGCAAACACAATGCTTGCAAATACAAGCAATCACCTTTCATATTATTCAAGAACTTCATCTACTGCTGGTGTTAGAGTTGAAATTGGTTGCGCTATCGGGAACAATGTTTTTCATGTTAGAGCTGCTGTGAATTATATTGCTGGAGATTTGCTTATTGTTTCATTAAGCAATGTTAACGCACAAGGATTTTGGACTGGGACTAAAGAAAATTCTGCATCAAGAAAAGGATTTAAAAACGCATCATTAACGGATTTTGTAACAACAAACAACACAACTTTATACCCAAGTTTAAATATATTTATTGCTGCAAGAAATGATAGCGGTGTGCCATCATTTTTTAGCGACAAACAATCCGCATTTGCATCAATAGGAGATGGCATTAGCACCATAGATGTTATTAATTATTACACAGTTGTTCAGGCTTTCCAAACCACATTAGGCCGCCAAGTATGATAACACGCAGCGAAATACCCCAAGGGCAAGAAACGCAATTCGTAGGCTTGCTGACAATCGAACAAAAGGACAAACTTGCCGGGCAGTTATACGCCCCTGACAGTTATTTTAACCCAATTCAAGACGGCAACGAACCCCCCAACTGGGTGATTTCGGTTGAAGAAATCGACCAAACGGTAAACGAAGAATTTATGTGGGTGAAGGACTTGCCGTTGATACCTTGGATTTCCGCTAAACCAATAAACCCATTTGAAGATGCGACCAATTAACCACATTGTTTTACACACGACCGCCAGCGCAATAACGGCAACGGCAGACAGTATCAACCGCTACCACAAAAAGGTGCTGAACTGGCAATCGCCCGGCTACCACTTCATCATTGAACGGGACGGCACAATCGTTGAGAACTGGCCAATCACTAAACCAAGCAACGGGGTGAAGGGGCATAATCACGACAGCATCAACATCAGTTACATTGGCGGCATTGATGCAATTGGCAACCCTACCGACAACCGCACCAAAGAACAGCGTAAGGCAATGGCTGAATTGGTGAACAAACTTGCAAAGCAATTCCCAAGTGCTGAGGTATTGGGGCATCGGGACTTCCCAAACGTGGCCAAAGCCTGCCCTTGTTTTGACGCACGTAAATGGTGGGCAACCGTTAAGAAATGTTAAAAAAAGTTTGGCCTATTGCATTTTTGCTACTTTTGGCTAAACCTAACGGGATAACATGAGTAAACAAAAAAGTGAAATCATTGAGAAATATCTTGATGAACAACAACCGGGCTTCTTTACAAGAACATTAGCACGTAAAATCGTGGCCGAAAACCCCGGCATCTTTGAGCAAACCGACAAAGAAATTGACAACGTGCGAAAAAACATTAGGTATCGCATAGGGGCTAACGGACAATTAAAACGCAAAATTGCCAACAATTCAGGCAAACTACGCCCTGAGTTTGTTCGTGATGAAATGAAGCCCAGCGAATATATGGCGAACTTCTTGCAGCGTGGCGAAGTTACCAACAAACCCGATTGGCATTTGCCGAAGGTTCACAAAAAGGTGTTGGTGCTATCCGATATACATATCCCCTACCATTCATTAGAAGCATTAGAAACGGCTATTGATTACGGGTTCAATTCAGGCATTGACGGTATTTACCTGAACGGTGATGTGATTGACTTCGCCAAGATTAGCCGTTGGGAAAAAGACCCAGCCATTACTTCTGCCGTTGTTGAGGTTGGCATGGCAAGAAACTTCTTTGAGGGGATTGCCAATTTGGGGGTTGATGTTTACTACAAGTTGGGCAACCATGAGGACAGGTGGGAGCGTTACATCTTGCAAAACGCACCTGAACTGCACGGCCTTGACGGGTTGCAACTAAAAAAGGTTCTTGGCTTGGATGAATTTGAAATCGAAATTATCGACAGCAAACAAGTGGCCAAGTTCGGCAAACTAAACGTGATTCACGGCCACGAATTTGGGGATAGCATATTCAGCCCGGTAAACCCAGCACGGGGATTGTTCTTGCGTGGCAAAGCATCTACCTTGGCAGGGCACAATCACCAAACATCTGAGCATCACGAAAGCGACCTGAACGGCAAAGGGGTTGCTTGCTTTTCTACGGGTTGCCTTTGCGACCTTCGCCCAGCGTATCGGCCATTCGCATTTACCAAGTGGAATCACGGTGCGGCTATTGTTGAGGTTGAAGATGATGGCAACTTCAGCGTTGAGAACTTTAGAATTGACAATCGCAAAGTACGATGAACTGGACGGGGTTTATATTTAAGCATTGGGGCATTATTGCTTTGATTGCCGCTTTCATATTAGGTAAGCAGTCATGCAATTACAAGGCCGAGGCCGAACGGCATGCCAGCAATTACGATGCAATTCAGCAGACGGCATCGGCAACCGCCCGAACATTAACCTTGACAAATCAGCAATTACGGGAAGAAAATCAGCAGTTACTTGATAGCTTGAACATCAAAGGTAGTCGTGTTGAATTCGTTCATCGCACCAAGTGGCGCACCAAGATCGATACCTTTGAGGTGGAGGTTGATAGGTGGCATATCGAAACCTTGCCATGCCCGATTCAGTCATTCAAACTTGACACAATGTGCATGAAATTTGCCGCAATTGTGCATCCTGACAGCCCGGCAGTTGTTACCATTGAAACCGATTACCAATTGAACGTGGTGGGATATTGGCAGCGTCCCGGCAAATGGTGGGGAGGCAAGTTGTGGAGTGCGATACTTGGCAAGAAAGATGCCTATGTAAAAATTTCATCACCATGTTTTGCCGATTCTTCTGTATATTTGAACAAATTCAGCAAAGCACAATGAACCCTATTTGCCTTCAAGATTTAACACCAGCCAAGGTGTTGGCTGCACCTACGAATTGCCAATTGACTGCCGACCTTGAAATCGGCACGGCCAATCCAAGCACCGCTTATGACGTATTTATCATTCATAACGGTTCAAAAAAGGTGTTAAAGTATGATATAGTAAGCAGCGTTAGTGGTATGCTTACCATTGATTTGACGGTCAACCCGTTATTCTTCAACGACACCGCAACCTACACCTTATTCGTAGTGGCCAATGGTGATGACGTGGCGAACTTCGTACAGATTGACGGGGCATACGATGGCTTCTTGCTAACCTTTTGGCGCAGCGACACGGCCGCACCTTCAACACAAATGATTCAACCGCAATAAACAACCAAGTTGTTCGGAAAAACCGAACAAGTAAAAACAACAACAACCCATGATAACACTTCTTTTAACTTCGCTTTTCATCTTTGGCCTGTGGCTATCATCTGCCGAGGGTATGATTTTAGATGACCTTCGCTGGCGGTTTATTTCGCAGTTTCCCGAACTTGCCAAACCCGTAATTGACTGCCCTACTTGCATGGCTTCGGTGTACGGCACGATTGCATACTGGGGGGATGTGATTATCGCAAACCAACCCGTTGATGCGCTGACGGCTATCGGCTGGCCTATATTTGTTTTGTGCCTTGCTGGGCTTAATGGTATCATCTTAAAACTTGCCAAATGGTCGTAAGCAAATTAACAAAGTGGTTGGTTAAATACTACCCCGATGCGGTGTTGGTAGCATTGAAACCTGATGCCAAGAACTGGAAAGCTGGCTGCGAATTCATGGTGGATATTGAAGGCCATAAATACTACAAGTTTCGGGATAGCGGTGACGTGCCGTTGGTCCGCTACAAAGAAATTCAGGCTGTCTTAATTCAGTTAGATAATCGGCTTACATCCGATGAACTGACTAGCATTTTACAAATTGCACGTGAAAGCGTGGTTGCTGCCATTGAAGGGCAAAGCCGAAAGGATAGGGGCAAAGGTCTGCAACAATGCCTTTGGGCGATTCAGGAGGCCGAAAGTAGGCACAAAGAACTGGGGTTGCATACCGACCTGATTGTAGAACTGGCAGCGTTGAACCTGATCCGAGATGATGAAAACCCGTTTGAGATAAACGAAACGATTCAGGCCGAAAAGTTACGGCTATTCAAACGTGAATTTGTGAACCACGATTTTTTTTTGTCCGCTGGCATGAACGAATTCTTACCCAATGCCGAGCAACTGGCAGACGTATGGCAGCGGCTATGGCAAGCCAGCGACCAGTTTCAAAGCAAAAAGAAGGACATCTTAAAGTCAATTCTTGGCGAGATAAGGTCTTCAATTGGTTAAGCGATTTCGATGCCGATTGCTTATTTTTGTGTAACGGCGAACATTCGCAGTTTGTTGATTTGATGGCTTCGGGCACGATTAACGACTTTATTCGCTTATTAAAACTTAAAACAAAAGAAGCCGATGGCCATCGACAAAATAGTGCTGGAGTTTCAAGCGGAAACAACAAGGCTAAGAAAGGAATTAGACGACCTAAAAAGTAGGTTAGGCGATGTTGAAACTGCCGCCAAGGATGCTGGCAAAAACACTGGCAAAGCCCTTGATGATGTCGGCAAAAATGCCAACGGCCTAAAGGACACAATTAAAAACCTTGGGCAACAGATAGCTGCGGCCTTCGCTGCCCGGGAAATAATACGGTTCACCAAGCAGACCATTGATGCGGCATCCGACCTCAACGAAACATTAGATAAAAGCCGAATAATTTTTGGCCAAGCAAGTACAGCCGTTGAAAACTTTGCCAGCAATTCGGCCAAGCAGTTTGGTATGTCAAGGAAAGAGGCCATTGATGCCGCAGCTTCATTTGGCGTATTTGGAAAATCTGCTGGCAAAACAGGTCAAGACCTTGCATCATTTAGTACAGACCTTGTTGGTTTATCTGCCGACCTTGCATCTTTCAATAACACTTCGCCTGAAGAAGCGGCATTGGCCTTGGGCGCAGCGTTAAGGGGGGAGGCTGAACCTATTCGTAGGTTTGGGGTACTTCTTGATGACGCTACATTAAAACAAGAGGCATTAGCATTGGGGTTGATTAAAACAACCAAAGAGGCGTTGACACCGCAAAACAAAGTATTGGCTGCTAATTCGGCAATATTCAAACAAACAACCGATGCGCAAGGCAATTTTATTTTAACATCAGGAGGGGTTGCCAACCAACAACGGATATTAGAGGCTACATTCAAAGACTTGCAAACAGAAGTAGGGCAGAAGTTGCTGCCTACATTTAACGCTGCATTAAAAGGCTTGAATGAATTTTTGGGTGATCTTGACGCTGAAGACGTGCTTTCATTTGCCAAGGCCATTGGTTTTGCAGCAACAGCCTTTGGGGCGTTCAAGTTAGGCAACATTATTAAGGATATGGGCGGCTTGACTGGAGTATTAAAAGGCGTTACCGGGGGCGTTCATGGCTTAAACAAAGCAGTAATGTCAAACCCATTTGGCCTGATTGCATCTGCGGTTTCGTTGCTTATTGCTTACGGCCCTGACCTTATTGATATGTTTAGTGGCGTTACCGAACTGCAAAAAGAATTGCAGCAAGTATCAAGCGAGGCAACCGAAAACCTACGCAAAGAACAAGGCGAACTTAATTTGGTAGCTGAAGCATTAGCCAAAACAAACCCGGGCAGCGAAGAACGAACAAGGCTTCTTAAAAGGTTTAATGAACTTTCACCAACAGCGATTAAAGACCTGCAAGATGAAGCCAAGTTTAACACGCAATTAAAATCAGCCCTTGATACGGCCAACCAATCTTTTACACAAAGAATTAAATTAAGAGCAGCCGAGGCGGTGGCACAAGCAGCAAGCCAAAAGCAAATCGAAGCCGAGGCAAAAGCTATTGAACAAAGCACGGAAATTTTGATGCAGAATGGTGCTGTTAATCAAAAAGTTCTTAATCAATTTAGAAAAGAAATAGAGGCCGGGAATGTTCGCACAGGATTTTTCGGCAACATACCTGAAGTGTTTAGACGGATTGGATTGGAAATGGGGTTTTCACGCAACGAAGCAGCCAAGTTATTTTTGCAAGCAAGCAACAACATTGACGCTTTTGATGGCTATGCCGAATCAATAAAATTAAGTGCGGAGGCTGGCAAAGAATTAAGCAACATTGAAAAAACATTGGCACAATCTTCTGCCCAAAATGTAATAACAAGGACAAAAGATGAAGAACAGTTAATGTATTTGCAGGCCAAGAAACACTATTTAAAAGAAAAATTAACAAAGGCAGAAGAAGCCGAATTAAAAAAACTGACTGCGACAACCAATACAAACACCAATGCCGACAAAGAAAACACCAAAGAAAAAGAAAAGGCCAAGACGGCTATTGAGAAAGTAGTTGCCGAAATTCAAAAGCTAACCCAAGAGGCAGAAACGCTTGCATCAAAAGGTGATTATGTTGGTGCTGAAAAAGCGGCAACCGCTGCTGGTGTATTGCAAGGCAGATTAAACCATCTTAAAACTTCAATAGAAGAATACAAGAAAGCTGCCGAGGATGCCATGAAGCCTGTTGAAATTGTTCCGGAAAAACCAGTTACAATTTCAAATTTGTCTTTGACAAAAGTGCCTGAAGCAAATGTTACGGTTACTTTGAAAAAAGATGAAAAAAGTGCAGAGGAAATAAAACAAGAAATTATTGAAGATGTAAAAGAAATACAAGATGAATTTAACCAAATTAGTGCTGCAATAACTTCGGTAACGGGCCCGGCGTTTGATGCCCTCAATTCATTTTTCGATGCCAACCTGCAAAGGCTTGAATTAGAAAAAAACAAAAGGCTTTCAAACGAAAAATTGACTGCCGAGGAACGACTGAAAATAGAAGAAGAATACGAAAAGAAGAAAAACCAAATTATGGCCGAGCAGTTTGAGATTGGCCGTGCAGAACAAATCATTAACGCCACGATGTCGGCAGCACAGGCCGCATTGAACGCATTCGCATCAACTGCCGCAATACCTATTGTCGGGCCCGGACTTGCATCCGCTGCCGCCGCCGTTGCCGGGGCATTCGGGGCGTTGCAAATCGGTATCATTGCCGCACAACCGAACCCGTACAAGTTCTACGATGGTACACCCTACCTTCAACTTGGCGATAATCCCAAAGGCCGAGATACCATCCCGGTTATGGCACATGAAGGTGAGGCAATTATCCCGACACGAAACAATCTGCAATATCCGGGCCTTGCACAATCATGGATTGACGGCAATCTTGACCGCTACATCAACAACAACTTTGTTCGGCCTGCCTTGATGGAACAGCAACGGCAAGCAGAAGAAGATTTTGCCGACCGATTGGCGGCATCAATGGCCTTGCAAATGGCGGCCAACTTCGATGACTACCGATTGCATCGTGACCTTAAAGAACAAACCGCCGTACTTCGGGACGGCTTTCATAGTATGAAAATAACACGCAAAAAACTACGGGGTGCATGAACGCAGCACGAATCTTCATCAACGGCACGAACTACACGCCTGATGTCCTAAGCGACCTTAACGACCTTGCCGAACATATTTGGTACGATGTTGAAAGAAAAGCCTTTCTGCAAGAGATTACGGGCACGGTTACCTTGGGAGGCGAAGGATTTCGATACTTTCAAAACCTACTTCGCACCAATTACGATACCCAAGTACCATCCACCTTGTCAAGGTTCGATGACTATGCTGGCGTTTGGGAAACCGTATTGCATGGGCTTATTTTCGTGACCGACTGCAAGTTCGATTTGTATGCCCAAACGGTCGAGGTTCAGCTGGTGGACAATTCGTACTTCGCCAAGATTGAGAATAACAAGGGCATTGAATTTGTAATCGGATCGGGCAGGTCAAAGAATGGGGTTGACATCAGCAACGTGGCAACCAGCACACAAATAAAGGTGCTGGACAACTTGCCAACGCCGCCGCTTACTTACTTGCCAAACACGGTAACTGGCTGGAGCAGATACGAGGCAATGAAGTTTCTTGTGGCGGCCATGACCGACAATGAAGTGGGCTTTTATTCGGACTTCTTACAAGACTATTTAGACCCGGTTCAAAACGTGCTGAATAACGGCTTTTTGTTTAGCGGCGAAGCGTTAAGGGATGGGCCGAAACAATACGGCCCTAATATTAGTTTTGAGTATTGCTATGGTGATTTGGCCAAGCTATACAACTTGGTTCAGTACATTGAAAGGGACAACAACGGCAATATAAGGCTTCGCATTGAACGCTTTGATGACATCAGGCAATCCAATGTTATTTTGACTGAGCATGTTGATACTGGCGTTGCCGAAATGGTCAATAGCGACACCTTATACAGCACGGTTATTCTTGGTAGCAAAGAACAAGACCTTGACGGGTACTTTACATTTACGCCATTTCTTTCAACCTTTGAGGAGCAGTACGCAATGTCGTACAAGTCAAACATCAACAAAGAATTGAACTTGCAGATGCAAGCCTTCATAACCGATACTAACCTTATTTACTACACTCAAACCCAACAGGGGCTTGTCAATCCCGATAGCACAAACGATGATGAGGTATTTTACATCATTTGCCGCCGATATAACGGGATTGATTGGGATGAAAAGGGCGCATTGTATTTTAGCGGCGAATATTATTTGAACGCCGACATTAGCAATTTGAATGTGTTGATTAACAATTTTAGCGGATTGCCAGCGACAATCTTTAAAAGCTACATTAACATTTTCACAACTGGCTTTTATGCCAATTCAACCGGGCCATATATTCAGCAACCAGCATTATCTACAACACAATATGCTAATAACCTACTTGAGTTGATTGCCACAACTGCTGCTGGCGGCATAAATTGGAACGGCACAAGCACAGGTAATTTTGGCACAGGCGTAGTACCTACAAATCAGTTTTATCTGCAATTTGATAATGATTCTGTTGCCCCGGCTTATGATGGTGGAGGCAATTATAGCAATACTACATTTGAATACACCATACCAACAACTGGCTTTTACACTTTCAATGCTGTTCTTGACATGCTTATTAACAATAGTATATTGAATTTGGCATTTAGTGGCAGTATTTTAAAGCTATATTTGTGGAGAACTGATTCTTCTTATAGTACAGGTAATTCTATTCAGTTTAATGGTAATTTGGATTCAAGTTCAGGGTACACTTTTGTTGATCCAATAACTGGCCAAACAGTTAGACCAATTACAATGCAATTGTCGAATACTATCCCCACTTTATTTAATGCAACCGAAAAGATATTCTTAACGCTTGAATTTTCAACAACCGTTGCTGGGGTTGAACTATACATGTATCAAAATAGCCACTTTACATTAACCTTCACCAATGTTGAAGGTGGTGAAATTGTTGAGGTTCAAGACGGCAACAACTACCTATTGAAAAACGAATGGACGGGCAATGTGCCACTACCGAACTGGCAGCAGATTTTGGCCGCACCATTCAGCATGTTACGCTACCAAGTTAATGACGCTGGTGAGCAGCGAAATATGTGGGTATTGGATATGACAAGAAACCTATTGTCGGGAGTTACCGAGGCGCAGCTAACTGGCCGACTTGTTGATGAAGTGCCGCCTGAATTTGAAAACCTTGGCGGCGGCGGAGGCCCCGAAGAAGAAGGCGAAGAATAATTTAATACCTTTGTGAAATGCCGATACGCACACCCCAACCAATACCATATAGCAGCCCAATCTTCTACGGGGAGGGCGAACTTTCCTACAACGAACAAATAGACCAGCTATGCGACTTCTTTGGTTCGCCCATGTGCCTGCCTTGGGAAGAAGGCGAGCCGTTTTGTTTTCAGTTTCAGGCTGGCGAAACGGGCAGCAACCTTATTGTTTGTCAGCCGTTTGATACGGGCACGGCAACGGGTGGCAGCGCAAGTACCTTGGTGGATTCGGGTGCAAATTTTGTTTCGGGCGGGGTTGCCCAATATCAGCTGGTGCGAAACACCACAACGGGCGATACCTTTGCGGTTGCTACGGGCGGTGTTACTGCCACTACCTTGACCTTGGTTGGTACACCAAGCGGCGCAAGTGCGTTTACCAATGGCCAAGGCTATGCTATTTACAGCATTTGGCTAACGTCCGTTTCAATTACTGAGATTGATAGCGTTTCGATGAATGCCGACCACAGCATTTGCTTTGACAATTTTAGCGGCAGCATTCAATTCGATTTCCCAATAGGGGTAATTACAAATTGGTACAGGGCCACCTTCAACATTTGCAGTTATTCACAAGGGGCTGGGTATTTTCAGGCATCGCAAGGGCTTACAAATTACACCCTACCAATCGAATCGCCCGGCAACTTTGACTGGTGGTTTGGCGAGCCGTTAAACATTCAGCGTATTGAATTTGTTACCACAAGGCCGTTCACGGGTTGCATTTGTTTATGCGAAAGCGAGGCTTATTTAATGGAAGACACCTATGCCTACAAGATAAACGATGGCGAGTGGACTTCTTTTACCTACACAGGGGCGGCACGAAACAGGGGCATCATTGAAAAGTGCATTGATTTACCAACAGGATGTGATGTTTCGGTATGCCTTGGCGATGCTTTTCAATGTGCCAATTTTCAAACAATAGGCGATGTTGGGAATTGGAGCACCAACGTAGCCGCTGGAATTACAATTGAAGGCAGCAGCGTCTGTTTTAACGGCAGCAGCCAAGGGAATTTTGCCTATGCAGAAGAAATTGGCTGCGACATCGATGAAATTGTTACCAACATTCGTTTTGAACTGACCATTAGCGGCCACGGAACTGGCAATATTCAGGTTTGCATACAAAACACCGACTTGTCAAGTGAGGTTTGTTCAAACCCACACGCCAGCAACGGGGTGCATATCTTTACGGTGTCGAACTTTGGTATGAATCCGGGCCCAAAGCGAATCATTATCAAAGCCCATAGCAACAACGTAACGCTATGCGCCACCCTACGCTTCCGAATATTGAATTTTGAAGCCCAAACTTTTGCCTGTTCGGAGTGCTACCATGTAAAGCCAATCAACTGCGAAATGAAATTGGAGTGGGATAATGACACCAATGCCTTCGGCCACGTTTACAGCACAGGTTATACCAATATGATGTACCTTGACGGCAGATTACTGAACGGGAAGATCACCAGCATAGCCCACGAAGAACGCAAGGGGGTTGATTCTTACCAGCGTTCGTTCTTCAGCAACGGCAGAAAGGTAGAAGAACTTGCCATTGATGCGGTTTGGCCAGCGGTCCACCAATCGGTGGCGGTCGGGTTGATGCACCGAAATTTCTACATCAACGGGGTGCAGTATGTTAAGATTGGGGAGTACGAACCTGATTACTCAAACGATGCCGAAATTGCACCTTGCACGGTTGAGGTTGCCAAACGTGACCAACGCTTTATTGTGAATCCGCTGTAATGACCGCCAAAGAAAGGCTAATAAAGAAGATTGTGCAATCAATGGAGGATGCGCCTGATGCCTTTTTTCGGGGGGTTAAAAAGGCGCAGCGTGAGGCCTTTGCACAAATAGTTAGCGAGATAGCAACGCTGGCAACCGATGACGCTGGCAATATTTTAGTAAGCCAAGGCAACTTCAACAAGATAGATGCCCTTGTTAAGAAGATGAAAGCGGCATATATGAACAACGATTACAGCAAGGCCATTCGTGATTTTGTTGGCAGTATAGATGCAACGGCTGGAGATACCGAAAAGCTAATGGGCATAATTACCAAGGAGGCATTTGTGCAAAGTGCAACGGCTGGGGCTATCTTATCAAACGCAAAAACTACGGTGTTCGATTTGCTTGCAAACGCCGCCGTTAATGATTCGGTTGAATCGTTTAAGCAGATATTGAACACCAGCATATCAACTGGCGAAAATTTTCAGCAAGTCATTCGTAATATCCGAAACAACATTGAGGGTACACCTGAATTCGCTGGCCGAATGGAGCGTTACGCCAAGCAGAACGCATACGACTTTTACAGCATATCCAATGCCCAGTACATTCGGCAAGTTAGCGAGGACTACGGGTTTGAGTTCTACGAATACATTGGGGTTGATGTCAAGGGCACAAGGTCATTTTGCAGAGAAAGAAACAACAAGATATTTCACAAGCAAGAAATCCAAGATTGGGCGAATATAAAATGGGAGGGCAAAATGAGGGGCACGGATGAATCCACAATCTTCGCCTACCGGGGCGGTTACAATTGCGGCCACCAAATTATACCAGTTGCCACCGAAGATGTGCCCGAAGATGTACTTAACCGGGCAATTGCAGAAGGCTTTTACACACCTGAAGAAGAATGAGCCATTGGTATATTATTGGCAAACACCCAAGGGGGTTAGAATACAAAGGGCTGGCTGACTGGCCAAACGTAAACAGCATTGGCCTGAACGATGCTTCGTATATTTACGGCACGAAGTACGCAATGACAGGGCATTGGGATTCGCTTGAATTCATATACCAAAACGGCTATACTACCAACGTAATAATACCTGACACGCCTTTTGAAGATTGCATCGATATTAAATACCCGGCGTTTAGAATTGGTCACGCCTTAATTGATACGACAAAAGACCAACCGTACAGGCTTGTTCTTCAAATGGTAAAAGATGCGATTAAAAAAAAGGACAGGCCATACTTTCAGTTTTGGACTATTCTTCACCTTGCCATTTGCTATGTGCTAATACAAGGGGCAAAAGAAATAACGCTAATCGGATGCAACCAAACGGACGGGACGCTATATGGTATGCTGCCGGGCGAACGAATGGATTATCAATATAGGCATACGGTTATGATGCTAAAGGCCTGCAAGCAAAATCGAATAAAGGTGAATTGGCTTAAATAAATTTGCCAGTAATTTGGCAGGGTTCTTTGCCTTCGTAAACAGCGTAGTTTAATGCTGAGTGAAAAGCCAGCACTTCTTCATTGGGGATATTTGTCCCAATATCCATTACATTCAATCGTTTATCTGCCAGCGTTACCAAGTATTTAAAGACCTGATTTGATACGCATTGGTCACCCCATTTGTTTTCGTATCTAAAGTAGTTTTTGTAACAGAAATCAAAGACAGGCTTATGCTTGCGGTTGGCTACAAACCAGCCGGCATTGAAATAGGTTGAAGGCTTTAGTCGGTATTGCTGTTCAAGGCTACGGGTATGGTCATTGTCCCGATCAAGGCAAAAGTAAACGTCCTTAAAATCGGGCAAATAATCTGCCAAATCAAAATCCCGAACAGGCCGCCAGTCGCAATCATGATACATCACCAAGTCAAGGTCGGGGAAAATATCCCATATCTTATACTTTAGCGTCCAAACCGAATGATTAAATTTAGACATTCGCAAGGCATGGCCAAGGTGTTCATCTGTTATTATTCGGGTTTCAAGGCCCATGTGTTTGCGGACAAGTTCTGCCGATTTTTCAGCGTATTTCAAATAATCGCCGATGCCGAGGGTTACTGCTACTGGTTTCATTTTGTTACGGATTGGATTGTGTTGAATATGGCAAACCATTTGCCGGGGATTGAACGCTTGTAATGTTGAACCTTCGCCACGTGCTGGGCAACCGTTACCCGGCTGATGCCGATTATTTCTGCCGCTTCGGTTTGGCTTAAACCTTTCATTGACACGAAGTAATACGATGCGATTCGCTTAATATCCGCATACTGCCGCCTACTTGCTTGCTTGAATTGGCTCAGTTCAACGCCGTAATGGGCGCAAAGTTGCCAAATAAAGTCATCGGCGGCGGATGAAATGCGGTGATTTATAGCCTTATTGACCGCAGATTTCAGGTCAAAAAGTTCAGCAAGCGACAAATGGCTGATGTCCATAGCGACAAAGTTACATTTATAGCGACAATTAAACGAAAGTATGGGTATGCGTTCTTAACTTTGATAAACTAAAATTAAACACTATGAGTTATTCTTGTTTTGACAACCTGCCCGTTTACAGCGAAAACGTCTGCGAAGTAAATAGGCTAACGGGCATATCTGCCGTTGCTGTAATTGACAACGATTACACCTTTTTGGACTACACCGACGCTGCCGAATGGACTGCCGCAATCGCCGCTGGTGATGTTGCCATTATCAAAGAAATTAAGGCCAACTACCCCGAAGCCGAAGAGGTTACTATAACCAACCCACGCAGGGGTACACCTGACATCTTGACCAAGTTCAACCACACTTTGTCGGTGATGGATGCCAACGTGGACAGCAGCAACGACAGCTTCTACGAAACTTTGAACACCATTGGCAAGTATAAATTGGCTTGGTTCTATTATGAGGAGGACGAAATTCGTGTTGTTGAGCAGCCAGTTCGTTGCATCGCAAAACCTGCCAAGGCTGATGAGAATGATGTTCAGCAGTACGTTGTTACCTTCGGTTGGCAATCTGCCCCAAATGAATTCCCGGTACTTTACAATGCCCCAGTAGGCATCTTTGAATAAGCGTTGTTTTCATGGTTATCAAAAGGGCCTCACTTCGGTGGGGCTTTTTTGTTGCCAAGTGTTAAAAAGTGTTAAAATAGTGGGGGTGCTGATTTTCGTATTGAAAAAAGCCTTAATATTGCTTCATCAAACAAACACAAACACACACAATTATGAACGCAATCGCACAAAAATTCAACTTCAATTCGGTAGAAAAAGCATTGTTTAAGGCTAATGTTGACTTTGCAATCAAATACGAAAAACTAAGCCTGCCCGAAGCCGAACAGCGTGGCATAGAAAAGGTAATGCAAAAAAGGGCAATGGCAAAAAATCTTGATTTCAAATTCTAATTATCAACGGGGGCGGGCAACCGCCCCTTTTAATCAATGTCTTATGCAAGATTTTCAGCCAAGATACATTTTGTTTCTTCTTGATAACAACTACAAAGAACACGATGGTATTGTTTTCAAAAGCCTTATTGATGCTAAAGAATACGCAAGGGATTGCATAGAAGATAAATACTGCACCAGCTTTATTATCGGCATGTTCGCCTTTGACCATTTAGCAGAACGAATGCACATAAGCTACATCGAAAGCTATGGCCTACCAAAAGACAAAAAACAAATCAATCAATTAACACTTTTTTAAACAAATAACCCATGCAACAACAAATTAACTACTGCGACATTATGGCACTTGGCTTTACAGCTGAAGACGGGCACGACCAAGTGTTTTTCGACGAACACGGCTATCCGTACACAATCTTCACGAAGATGCTTACCCCAACGATTATGCTGGACTGGGATCAAACAACACGGCTTTGCGAATTGCTGGTGATTGAACCCGAATGCGGACACATATTTGACCGCATACCGATTAAAGATTTGACGCATTTGAAGAATCATATTGATGCTTTTGCCCAGCGTTAAGGCTTCAATAAAAGCATAACAATGGTTTTGGTTCACACGAAAACAAATAACCGCTACGTGCTGGACGGCTTGTCAGCACAAAATTTAATTTGAAAACGATGTTTAAAGAGTACAGAAAAACAGCCACAGTAAAGGCTAAACTATTTGAAAAAGGTGATGAAGATGGTTTTGTTCACCGTGATAAATACGGAACACAACCTGATTTAGTGCCATACATAAGCACATTAGAAAACCAATTTCATAAAGGTGAATTTGGTCAGCATTATGTTTGTGTTGGTGTAAAAGGCGAACGCTGGCTTGTTGAAAAGTCAATATTTGAAGCTACTTACGAAGCAGTCAGTTAGCCTTGCACATAACTAATGTATAGGCGAAACATTCAACCCACACCTTTACAATTATGAGAGTTTTTTTAATTAAAAGAAAAGGGGCGACCATTTTGGACAATATGTACTTTGATAGAGAAGTTTCGTTTGTAGATGACAGCAAAATAATTGTTGGTATATTATTCTTTCGCAAAAAGGATGCGGAAGCATATTTGAAAACATTTGAGTATAGTGAATTGTACGAAATTGTTGGAGCGACTGTTGATAAATCAAATGCAGACAATCGTAAGGGGTCGCAATATGCGACCACAAGTCAAGCCACACCTTTACAAAATGAATGAAAAGTAAAGTTATTTAGTTACGTTTTTTAGAACCCGGATTAGCCCCAGCGATGGGGCTTTTTCTTTAACTTTAAACCATGAAAGGATATTTAATTTTCTTATCAGGCAATTCAAGTTACGGCCAATGGGCGAAAAATATGGTTAATTCATTGGCGCATTTTTCACCCGAAATACCCATTTCAATTGTTGGCGATATTAACCTTCTGCCCGAACGTGAACGAAAGTACATCGACAAGGTTTTGGGTATTAACCCCGACCATTTGAACGATGCGATAGGCCGAATTGCACCCGGCAAATTCAAACTTCATTTAGACCTTTATTCACCATACGATGAAACAATGTATCTTGATATTGATGGGGTGGCTGTACAAGAACTGCAATCCCTATGGGAGTTTTGCGCTGGTTTTGATATTGCTACGCAAGTGGTTTCAAAATCGCCGCTAACTGCCGACAAGTGGCCGTGCCTTTGGTTGCCGCTGCCTGAAGTCAAGGCCGAATACAATCTGCCAAGCGAAGGCGAAATACCTGAGATAAATTCTTCATTTATTTATTGGCGAAAGACCGACAAAACGGCCAAGTTTTGGTGGCATGCAAAGGACAATTACCGTGAGCATTTGGCAACCAAGCATTGGGGGCATAGTTTCCCCGATGAACTTGCGTTCAATGTAGCATTGGCACAAACGCAAATTAACGCTGACCTTGGCATGATCCCCATTCAGTTTAAGGCCAAGCTGCCCGACATTAACGAACTTCGCAAAAGCCATTACTTCGTTGGGTGCTATGGGCAGTTCAGCACCGAGGCCCGATACACCTATGATATGTACGACCGCATTGTGGCCTATTGTGAGAAACAATTATACGGCAGTTATACCGCCAGCAAGTCGCATCACCTAATGAAAGCCAAGTTTGCGGTCAGCAAGCCAACCAAAAAGCCGCCAGCAGATGTGCATAAAATTCACTACGATGCCATTGTGCCAGCCTTGACACCTGAGATGCAGTTGATACCATACGGCAAGGCTGCACCCAAGCCATTTACTAACGCTTTCAACGGTTCAATTGTTCATGGCAAGTATGTGGTCCGCCTTGACAAACCAAGGTTTTTTCAGGACCGCAAATTGGCCGTAATGGATTGGGCAGACGGCAACCTTTCAACACCGAAGCTGCTAAATTTCAAGACCGAAAACGGGCATGCCGAAGATCCCCGATGCTTTGAATTCAACGGGCGGCCAGCCTTGGTGTTCAACGATGGGGGCAAGATGTATTTTGGTTATATTGACACGCAAGAATGCTGGCAGATGAAACCGCCAGCAAGTAGGCCGAAAGACTACGATGGCCGAGAAAAGAACTGGTCACCATTTGTTTTTTATTATGGGCGGCTTCACGTTTTGTATGCTCCCGGCCACGTTGTTGAGTACGACCTTGGCGAACCCGTTGCCGAATACAAAACCGAAATACCTACCTTGACAACAGGGCATATTAGGGGCGGCACACAGTTGGTTGAGCATGGCGGCAAACTTTACACCATCTTTCACGTCCGGCAAAAGGTGAACGCTATCAATTTATATTGGGCAGGGCTAATGGAGTTGGAGGCCAAACCGCCATTTAAGGCTTTGCGATGGAGCAGAAAACCGCTTTGGAAGGCCACGTTTGTGGATAGTAGGGACATACCGCCAGCACCGCACACTTGGCGGAAGCCGATGCTGGATTTCGTAACCTTCCCCAGCCATTTGGAGATTGATGCCGATGGCAATTGCCTGATTTTGGCTGGGCATCACGACTACACCGATGCGGTCATTAGGTTGCCATTAAAAGAACTTTTGAAGCATATAGAGTAGATTGCGTATTTTTGCTTAAAAGCATAGCCACATGGCAGATATTTTCGCCTTAATTGACCACGCCGCAAAACAAATTCGCAAAAAGCGAAACATTGTTGGCATGCCCAGCAAGTACGATAAAACCTTTCAAACCGAGGCATACTACGAAAGTTTACCTGAGTTCACAGAAATATATCCGTTCACGATACGTGAACATAATTCAGTTTGCGTACACGCTGAGGCCAACCAATTCCCATACGAAATTCTGCGGTCAAAAGCACCTAACCAGCAGCCCGAAGAATGGGAATATCAAAAGGGGCTTTACGAACCGACTACCAACACCGAATGGAACAGGGCATTGAACAGAACCAAGGCAGTTGCCAATAGCCAAAACTATTCAATTGAGTGGCCAAACGATGAACAGAAGGAGTATTTTTACGGGCTTTATCCTGAATACTACAGCATCGAAGCCTATTTTTTTGACATCGTACGTGAACGAAAGATAAACTACCCGAACCAATTGCTACTTGTTTGCCCTGAATATCTGCCGCTGAAGGTGGCTATTGATGAAGAAGGCAACGAATACGAAGTGGTGGACCAGTCGGAGTTGATTTCGCCAGTTGCCAAAATCTACGAAGAAAAGCACATTGCAGGCTACAAGGCTGGGGAATATGCCTTGCTTTGGAACGGCAAGGATGGGGACAAAATTGGCTTTAAGTATGTGGATAAATTGTCCATTTACGAAGCCTACGTGAACGGCAAAGATGCCAAAGGCAACCTGACCTTTGAAGTGGTTGAAACATTTCGCCACGGCTGGGGATATTTGCCAGCATGGAAGTTAGGCGGCAAGCCTGAGATGATGGATGGCGAGGTTTTGTATCGGTCAGCCTTTGCCGATGCAATCCCACACCTAAACACCGTTATTCGGCTGGAGAGCAACCTAATGATGTCCACGTATCGGTTAGCTTTCCCGATTATCATTGCCGTTGTTGATAGGTGCGATGCCGTTGGTTGCGATGGCGGTCAGGTTTGGAATAACGAATCAAACGGCTATTCTACTTGCGGCAAATGTAACGGCACAGGCAAGAACTTAAACCACAGCCCAACGGGGATATACGAAGTTGCGGCCACAACCCGAATGGGCGAAACTAATCAGCTGGCCATGTCACCCCCCGTTCAGTTTGCTGCACCCCCAAGCGAAATTCTAAAGTACACAAGCGACCAAATCGAAGCAAGGCGGCGGTCAGCGTTCGGAATGTTCTTCGAACCCGAACAAGCCAATTCGGCAACCGCCACAGGCAAGCAGATTGAAAAGGAAGAATGGCAGACCTTCATGGTGCAGTTTGCACGTGAATTATTTGCTTTGATGGACATGGCAATCGAGGCAATCGGCTGGATGCGTTATGGTGCTGCCTTTGAAAAGCCAAGCATCCAAGTACCGACATCGTTCAACTTTAGAAGTTACGAAGATATTACAACCGAAATCGGCACGGCCAAAGAACAGTCGTTACCTGACAGCGCAGTAGCATCTTTGCTGTATCAGTACGTTGGCACAAGGTTCAACGCTTCGCCAAAGGTTGAGAAAATGATTAAGTTGCAGATTAAACTTGACAGGCTTTGGTCAAAAGATGACCTGACCGTTAGGGGTATGCTTGGCAGCACGGCAACCGAGGCCGAGGTTATTCTGCACAATAGTTTCGTTACCATCCTGAATCAGGCATACGATGAAAACGAAAACTTTGATGAACTTGAAACAGCCCAGCAACGTGAAATCGTTCTTGGTATTGCGACCAAAATTGCCGAGCCGTTTAAAAGCAGACCGATTGACGGCCAAGCGGCATTGGGTGGATTTGCCTAAGTCAGCCGAAGGTTTTAACTTAGCGTAATTAAACGCTTAAATATGACGCAAATTCGAGAAAGCTACACCTTTATCAGGGTGGCGAAACACCAAGCCGAAAGGACGCACAACCCCGGCAAACCTGCCAACTTCGGCAGAAAACTTGAAATCCCAAAACGGGCATGGCCGAATATAGCCGAAATGAAAGCCAAATTTGGTGCATTGGGCTACATGCTTGTTGAAGATTGGGAGGCGAAAAACTTCAACGGCTACAACATTGACCGCAAGTTCATTGACCAAGTTGAGCAGCAAAGCCAGCTAATGACTTCGCTTGAAAACAGGTTGACCGATGCCGAACGCAAGGAGGCTGAATTGCAAGCAAGAATTGCCGAACTGCAGGCGCAGTTAGAAAATAGCAAAAAAGTACGTAACCAAAAAACAACGACCGATGGAAATCAATAAAGAAATCTTTGAAAAACTGACAGGCATCCAAGTACCGGAAGATGCCAACGAGGACACGATTAGAACCGCCCTTGGCGAACGCTTTATTGACCGGGAAACGCACCTGAAAGAAATCAACGCTACCTTCGGCAAAGCACGAGGCACAGCCGAGAATAAGCTAAAGGCATTGATTGGTGATGAGGGCAAGGGCAAATCCTTCGATGAACTTGTCGAACTTGTGCCTGCCAAAATCCAAACCTTGAATGATCAATTGGCAGCAGCAATTGAGGCTGGCAAGTCGAAGCCCGATATTGAGCAAATCAAAAAAGAACGTGACCAACTTCGGGAAATGACCGAGGCGGCCAAGGCCAAAGAAGCCGAACTATTGGCGGCTGTTGAAAATGCCAAGTCGGATGCGGTTAGGCAGCTTGAAAAGGCTCAAACCGAGGCCGAGGTTGCACGCTTATTTGATGCCAGCAACTGGGTTGATGATGCCGATGCCATTGTCAAGCAAGGTGTTTGGATAACGCAAATTCAAGGCAAGTACGATTTTCGCAAAGAAAACGGCAAGCTGTTGGTGTACGATATGGAGGGCAACATCGTAACTGGCGGCACGACTTCGCAATTAACTGCTGAACAGTTGTTTGAAAAGACCTTGAAGGAAACCAAGCGGTACAAGCTGAACAACGGCGGCCAAGGTCAAAACGGCAAGCCGAACACTACTACAACGGTGAACGGCAAAGAAATGAACCCGGCGGTGGCGGCTGCCAAGGAGGCATGGCTGGCAAAGGCACGTGCCCAAGGCATCAAAATCTAAGCGGCCTGAACTGATTAAACAGCCCTACTTCGGTGGGGCTTTTTTTATGCCCGTTCGGGTATATCCCAAATCAATATCGCAAGGCCAATCACCGATAGGGTATATTCTGCCAAAGGTCAATTCTTATTTACTTTTTGGCGAATTATCTAACCAATGGTGAGGAACTTAAAAATGCCAGTAGATTAAAATACTGACAAAAATTTGTAGCTTTGATTAAAATATTTCGCCATGAACGACAAAATGAAAATTACAATTAGAAGTTATGATACTGAGGTATCGGTTGAAATGCCCAATGATTCGGGGATTGAGGATATTATTCAGGCAATAAGGGGTATGCTGCTGACAGCAAACTTTCATATTGAACTTATTGATCGCTTTATTAGTGTTGAGGGCAATATAACCCCTATTTCTTAGGCGATTTTTTCGGCAACTTCATTCCTTTTGGGGTTTTCTTTTCAAATTCGGCAGCCAATTTCGGGTTGGTTGCGTAAAGAAATCTGCGTTGGGCTTCACTTTTGAACGGCATAACGGTAGTTTTACCCAATTATAGCGTTTTTCTTGCAATCCGCAGCAATTTGTCTTCGTTAATATCGTAGGCGGTGGCCGCTTCGGTGGCTGCCTGATACCTATTCATGCCGTGCCGCCGCAATTCATCGTACATTTCAACGGCAAATTCAATGCGTTTGCTATATGCTGCTTTGATGCTGTTTAGATGTGCCCTTGGTGCGCATTGATAGTTTGTGGTTGGTTCGCCATCTGGGCAATTTCTGCCCCCGTATTGTTCAAAAAACGTGATGCCGGGATTGCTTGGTTGTGGTATTTCATTATCCATGTAGCAAAATTGATAAAAAAAACAATGCAATTGGCGCATTGTTGGTAAATTTGTATTAGTCGGCTGCGCTGCCGAACCAAAATGGCGCATTGTCGGGTGAAGTTGCCCCCGAATAAGTAGGCAGCACAAACAAATTGACAATTAAAAACCAAATACAATGTCAGCATTATCTTCATTCATAGCTTGCCCAAACGTGCAGCTATCACTTTTCGACTCCTTCGGGGTTGACAACTTGAAAGCCGAGCCTTTGCCCTTGCTTTCTTTTATTTTATCTGCGCCTAACCGCAGCGATGTTATTCAAAACCAATTGAACTTTCGTGACCACGGTCGCAAAACTGTTGAGGTAGTTTATGGCCAGCGTTTCTTAGAATCGATGGTTCAAAACGGCGGTCGTGTAACTTGCGGCACTTGGTCTAACGATGGCGAAACTTCGGTTTTGTATTCGCTTACCCCTTCTGACGGTTACCACGTTGGTTTCAAACTGACTGCATCCGAACTTGAGGAGCGTTGCGAGGCCGACACCAACTACATCGCCAAAGAGGTTTTCAAAATGATGGACGTATTGGCCCGCAAAGTTGCCACTAACGCTGCCATTCAAATCATCGCAAACGGCGGTAACTTCGCATCTGACGTGGACAACGGTCTTGCACCCGGCACAAGCACCAGCAAAAACGCCGATACGGTTTTGAATGCTGGAGGGCCCAACTACGATGCTACCGAAGTAATTGCTTTTGAGAACATGGCAAACGAATTTGCCGGAATGCCTTACGTTTTCGGTGGTGAGGCTTGGTGGAAGTACATCAAAGCGTTAAACGCTGCTGCACCCCCTGCATTTACTGATGGAGGTTTGTCAACTGGACTTTACGCCCAGCAATCAGGCATCACCTACGGTTATGACCGCAGAATTCAGCTGAACGACTTAGACCCAACTGCTGCTTATTCAATCATCCCCGGTGCTGTTCAAATGATTTCGTTCAACGAATTCAAAGGCATTTTGGAGATGAACGACAGCACTTTGGTACAGGGTACTTTGCAGCATCCTGATCCGAACCTACCATTGACTTTTGACTACCGTGCCGAGTACACTTGCAACGGTGCTAACAGCAAGGTTTGGAACTTTGAAGTAGCGTTAAACCACGACTTCATCTTCCTTCCTGCCGACATGTACCAAGCTGGTGACCGCTTGGAAGGTGTTAATGGCATCTTGAAATTCGTAGGAGTTTAATCGACCTGCAATTCACAAATAACGGGGGGAGCAATCCCCCCTTATTTTTAACCCATGAAAAAATACAAGCCAAAACCAAAACCGACATCACGGCCCGGAGGCTGCAATTGTGGTGGTCGAAAATAATTTGATATGCCAATAACTTGTCTAACCGACTTAATCTTTGTGCCCGATGGCTGCACGTCAACACCCAGCAACAAGGTATCATTGGCAACGCTGCCCGGCTTTGATTTGTATCAAGCCGATTATGTAAGTGATGCCCAGCAATCCAGCGGCTACGATGTAATGACCGCTGCCGTTGAACGTGCCGGGGATAAAATTGTCAGCGATTTTCGGTCTTTTATGGACATCAAAGGCAGGTTCAATTCGGTAGTTGACAAAGGCACAATCGGGTTCTTCGATGAAAACAAGTCAAACGATGCGGCCAAGGTTGGTAAATATGCTGGGGTTGAGATTCTGGTCAGCGATTACCCATACCTGAAATTCAACCTAAACAGCGTTTCGATATTCTTCGCCGGGGCAGTTACCGATAACATCTACATAATTGACATAATTCAAGGCACAATAATCGATACCATACCATTCACTTCGGTTGCCGGGCAAATTACTGATGTGCTGATTAACAAAAGCTACCCTACAAACGGCCAAGACCTTCATTTAATGATTGCCGTTGACGCTGGCCTATCTGCGGCATTTGACACTTGGATTAACCCAACCGCTTGTGCAAGCTGCACCAAAGGGCGGCGGTCAAGATTCAGCGACTTGTTGTTTACAAGGGCGGTTGAAACCAGCAAAACAGGTTCGCTAACTGACACAAATTTGGTTGGAATTGGTTACACGCATGGGGTTAGCCTTAATTATTCGATTGAATGCGATGATTCAACTTGGCTTTGCCAGTTTTCAAACAGGCTTCGCCGGGCTATGTTGTACGCTTCGGGTGTTGAATTGATGGATGAGATTCTTTTCAGCGACCGCCTAAACAACGTAACCACGATTAACAAAGAAGATGCAAACGAAAAGCGCAGCCTTTACGTGCAATACTACAACACCGAAATGCAGACCTTGTTGGCCAATTTGCGATTGCCAAATGACAGGTGCTACACCTGCACCCCAATGGTCGTAAACCGAGTAAATATCCCATAAAATGAAATCTACCTTTGCATACATATCAGCATCAATACTTGCATTTTTTGCACCAGTTGCTGGCATCATGATTGCCGTTGGGGCATTTATTACACTTGACACCTTGCTTGGCATGATGGCCGCCCAGAAATTAGGTGAGAAAATCGAAAGCAAGAAACTGAGCCGAGTGGTTTGGAAAATGGTTATGTATCAAAGCGTAGTATTGACCTTCTTTGTTATGGACGTTTTCATTGTTGGTGACCTTCTTGGCCATTTTGTAAACACACCTTTTGTTCTTACCAAGGCAGTCGGGGTTGCGTTAATCGGAATTGAATTCAAGAGCATTGATGAGAATATCGAAAAAATGACTGGCACAACCCTTTTAAAGCGGTTATACGACATCATTCGCAAGGGCAAGGGGATTGTATCAAAAATCAAAGAATAAGCCCTTATATCGCATTTGTCAGGGCAAACCTGATTTTAATACTACGAAGCCCCGCATCGGGGCTTTTTTGTTTTAACACTTTTTAACATTTTCGTGTTGAAATAACTATTAGGTTTGCAGTACAAATTTCATTAACCATTAAAAACACACACAATGAAAAACAAAAAACCGCTAAACGAAAGGATTCAAGTCGTCAAAACTTTGACGCAGTCCCAAAAGCATTTGCCAACCTGTTTGTCAAGAAAAGAAATAGCAAGGGCTGCCCAAGTTGGAGATGCTTTAATTAGAATCATGCAAAAACAAGGCCTTATTGAAAGGATAAACGATTGCGATCATTGGGTAGAAATGGACCAGAAAAAAGAAAACGAACTTATTGTTAATTCGGCAGCAGATTATTATCATTACAAAAAAAAATTAAACCACAATTACAAAACAAAGCCTAAGCAAGAAGAAAAAAACATTAAGACTGATTCTAATGCAGAAACCAAAAACGACTTAAACGCTGAAGAATTTTTGTTGAAAATGATTAATCATGAAACAAGGATGACCAACTTGTTTATAGACATAATTCAGGCGTTCAGAAAATATCTTAACAATTAAATAAGCAAGATAAAAAGCAAGCCCCTCCCGAAAGGTTGGGGCTTTTTTGTTTTAACACTTTTTAACACTTGTTGTTGATTTCGTGTTGAAATAACTATTAGGTTTGCAGAACAAAATAACACAGCATGAAAATCACCCTAATCGAATCGCCGCTTGTTGGCGGCAACAAAATCCAAATCATCGGCAAGCCCGACAAAGGTAGGCCGATACTATTCGCAACATTCAGGTCGCAGCCCCCGTTGATACCCAGCGAAATGGTAATGCGGCAAGCAAACATCGTTCTTTCTAATTTAATCACCTTTTACAAACAACACCCATGAAAACAACACCAATCTTTGAAGCCTTAACGGCAATCATGGCTGACTGCGGAGCAATCGGCAAAAACAAGAAAAACCAGCAACAAGGCTACAACTTTAGAGGTATCGATGACCTTTACAATGCCATTCACCCACTATTTGCAAAACATGGTGTATTCATCACCAGCGAAGTAATCGGGCGGCATCGTGAAGAACGCACTACGGCCAAGGGCGGTGTTTTGATTTACACCATTTTGACCGTCAAATTTACCTTTTACGCATCGGACGGCAGCTTTGTATCAAGCGTTACCGAAGGCGAGGCAATGGACAGTGCAGACAAATCAACGAACAAAGCCATGAGCGCAGCGTTGAAATACTGCCTGATGCAGATGCTGTTGATACCTACCGAAGAACTAAAGGATGCAGATGCCAATACTTATGAGGTTGCGGCCAAGCCAGTAGTGATTGATTTCTTGACGCTGCCTGATCCCCAGCAAGAACTGGTCAACACCTTATATGACATCAGCCAGCAACTGCCTGAGGTTAGCAAAGAAAAGGCTAACCCGTTTGTAGATGCCGATTGCATTTACGTCAAATCTTGGGCGAAAGATGAGGCAACGGTGAAGAAGGCAATCGACATCTACATCAAACAATTGAATTGATGCAAGATTTCAAAATCAGATGTTCTGCCATTGGTCAAATTATGGCCAATGGCAGGGGGAAGGACACCGCCGGGGCAACGTGCTATTCGTACCTACAAGATTGGATTGTGGAGCAGATATACGGGGTGCGCAGGCAGATTGACAGCCGACCAATGGAAAAAGGCCGAATGGTCGAAGATGCCGCCATTGAATTCGCCGGGCAACATCTGAATTGGTTTATGCCTGAGAAAAACGAAACCCTTTTTGAAAACGAATTCTTGACCGGGACACCTGACGTTATTCACGGCAACACCGTTGTTGACATCAAATGCCCTTGGGATGTGTTTACCTTCCCAATGTGGGATCGAAACCCACCGAAGGGATATTGGTATCAATTGCAGGGGTACATGCACCTGTTGGGGCTTAAACGGGCCCAGCTGGTGTACGTTTTAATGCCAACCCCTGAAGAACTTGGCGGCATTCAGGTTGACTTGACAAATATCCCAGCCAAATATCGGTTGAAGGTATTTGACATCTACTACCATGAGCCGACAATTCAGGCTATCTACGAACGAGTGCAGATGTGCCGAAACATTATCAAAATTGAACTTTTACCACAATTGCAATGACAGACCGACAATTTGAACGCTATTTGTTAAAACAAAACAACGATAGGCTGCTTGAAATTCGCATTGAAATTGACCGGATAATCAACAGCCGGAACGATGAGTATTTTAAGATGCACCTGAAAACCGAACATCAACGGGCGGTTATCAAAGCCGCTGCCGATTACTGGAGGCTGCCTTATGAGGCCGCATACAGTAAGCGAAGGTTTAGAGAGGTTAAACATTTCAAGCATGCCATGAGGTTTGCGATGCGCTGCGCTACGTCAATGAGCCTACAAGAAATCGGCAAGATGCTGAACTGCGGCCATGCAACGGTTATGCACAGCATGAAATTTGTGCAGGATTCAATACTGGCCGACCCCCAATATTACATGAAGTGCATCGAATTTTGCGAGCATATAAAAATGGTCATGCAAGAATTGGATTTGAATAAAAATAACTTTACCTTCACATCAATTAATTACAATTAACACACACAAACCATGAACAAAAACCAATTAGAACAGCTGGGCTTTGAGCAAGTCAAAGACGGCAGTTGGGCACAAATGATTCGGCCAACCTATTTAGATGTGCCGATTATTGTCAGGTCATACCCCGACAAAGAAACGGCAACCGCTTCGATTGCTATTACCCAAAATGAGCAGAAGGGCGAACTGATTATAGGCACGTGCGCCAACCAGTCGGCCGACCTTAAACATCTGCTATCTTGGCTGTCAATGGACGGCAAAGAAATCGGCCAGCACATCGTAAGCAAAGCAATTCAACGTAAGAAACTAATCAAAACCAAATAAACCATGTTACAACTACAATTAATCGGCCGTATCGGCAAAGATGCTGAGTTAGTCGGCAAAAACAAAGACATCACCACCTTTTCGGTGGCGGTCGGCAAAGGCGAAGAAACCCAATGGTTTCGCTGCACGCTTTTTGGCAAAGACGGCAATCCAGCCGGGGTTGCCAAATACCTAAGCAAGGGCACGCAAGTGTATATCAGCGGTCGGCCTGTTCTTGACGTTTACAAGGACAAAGAAGGCAACGACAAAATCGGCAACGACATCAAGGTACTTGTGAACCAAGTTGAACTGCTTGGCAGCATGCGCACCGAAACTGGCGGCGGCCGCTTACCTGAACTGCAAACCGATGGCGATAACCTGCCATTCTAAGATAGTGGTGTTAGGTGTGAAATTGCCCCGGCCGAAAGGTTGGGGCTTTTTCTTTTTATGCCCAAGTGTTAAAAAGTGTTAATGCCGATTTTCGTATTGATATTCTATTTAATATTGCAGTAAACAAAAACACACACACCATGATTTACGCAAACCTACTTCACAACTTGGCAACCAGCAAGCCAAGAATCGCCATGTCCCAAATCGAAGCCATGTGCCTTGAAAAAGCCAAGCAGGGCGAAATGTATTGCTGGGTATTCAACCCGATTTCTGATGAAGATATTGAAAAGCTGCGAACCAACGGCTTCAAAGTCGAACAGCAAAGCGATTCAAGCTACCGGATTGACTGGTCAAACCCTACTAACATTTAATCTTTAATTACACACACCATGAACACACCAAAATCACTAATCGAAATCGGCATCGCCTACAACCAAGACAAGATGCAAGTAATGATGGCCATGCAAATGAACGGCAAAGGGCTTGTGGACTTCGTTTCAAGCTATCCTGACCATGTTGCTATTGTGGCCTTTGACTACGCCATTAAAAGCTACCCCTATGGTGCTGACACCGAAAAGCACGAACAAGGTATCAGGCAAGGCACAACCGTAATCGGCGAAGATGTGTACCCACTTTCAACATTTTCAAATGATGAGTACAGACTTGAATTAAGCAATTTCGGCGGCGAACCGCAGCAAGATGTGGCTTGGTATTCATTTATAAGCGACAGCGATTTTATGCTAATTTACAGCAACAAGCAATGGAGCATCGGCTACCAAGAAGATGCACGCTGGTTGGCAATCGAAGGCATGACCAAAGAAGTGGTTGCCAATGCAAATGCAATGCCGTTTCACGATGCTTTTGAGTACATGCTGAGGATGGTACATGCTATCAAAGTAGGTGCTGAATGGTGCAATATTTGACGGATTCTTTGTATATTTGTGAAGGCACTAAGAAGCCGATGATAGGTAAAAATCAAAATTAACCGAGCCGTTTGTTCGGGGGTTGCGTGAGAAAGGAGGCCCGCCTTGGCCAATTCTTAGCCTTACTTACCGCCCCCGGCCAAATGGCTTTTTTATTAAATGCGTAGATTCTTTAATGACTATGAAAAAAAGCAGCTGTTCCTTCAGGCAGGAGGAAGATGTAGGGTTTGCAATGCCCTACTTGAAAAAGGTTGGCATGCCGACCACGTTATACCGTTTTCTTTGGGAGGCCAAACGGATATTAAAAATGGCCAAGCCCTATGTTCAAAATGCAATTTATCTAAATCAAACAAAATGAAAAATCAAATTCACTTAAGAGATTGGCAAGAAAGGTTTGTCAATCAATTTTCTCAAAGGTATAATGAGTACACAAAAGACAATGAACAGCGAAAGTTTTTTTGCTGTATGGCTGGTGTTGGTAGCGGTAAAACCATTGCTTCAATTATAGCTTCTTCGCTGCCTCAGTTTGCAGGCTGGAATTACTTAATTATTTCTCCAACAATTAAAGTCGTTAAAACTTGGTCTGATAAGTTTAAAGAAATTTCTGACATAGATATTGATGAGAAATTTAACTTTAAAAGTTTTTTAAATACATTTCAAGGCGTTTCAATGAGTTATCAGTCTCTTAGCGATATTAACCTAAATGTTCTTTTAGGGCATATCGTAGGGCCTAAAACACTTGTAATTTTAGATGAGGTTCATCATTTAGGAGAGCAAAATGCTTGGGCTGAGGCTGCAATAAAAATTGGCGAAAGGGCAGGATATATTCTTTCTCTGTCAGGGACACCAAGCCGTTCTGATTCTAAAAGGATACCTTTTATTAATTATGTTGAATCAAAGGATTCTTTAACATACACTTGCAAACCTGATTTTGAATACACCTATGGAGACTCAGTAATGGATAAAACTTGTTGCCCAATTTTGTTTAACATCATTGACGCAAAATCTGAATATACTGCCGATGGATTTATAGACAAACAAAATGAAAAACATAGAATCGTTTTAAGCAATTTGCTTAAGAAAAATGATTGGATTTTAGGGGCTATGAATGATGCTAACAAGGCCCTTGATGACATTAGAAATAATTTTATGCCTAATGCTGGAGGTCTTGTTGTTTGCCAAAGTATTGAATCTGCCAAAATGTTGCATGCTATGTTTCCAAACGATTCAGTTTTAATTACATCTGAAGCACAGACATCTGAAGACATTGATAAGTTTGCCGAAAGCACGACAAAGTGGGTTATTTCTGTTCAAATGATTTCTGAAGGCGTAGATATTCCAAGGCTTAGGGTTATAGTGTATTGGACAGATGTTACAACGAAAACCTTTTTTTCTCAGGTTACTGGAAGGGGCATTAGAAACAGAAAAGACATAAACGGCGTAATAGACCATTGCCATTTTTTTATGCCAAATTATCTGCCAATTGTTGAGCATTGCATTGAAATAGAAAATGAAATTAGGCATATAATTTCTGCCCAAGAACAAGAATATACAGAGAAAAGAGAAAGGGGAGAATATTCTGAAAGGTTAAATTTATTTGACAATCAAAATGTTCCGGTAACTGTTGGAGATTTAAATGTAATGAACGCAGGATATACAATGTGCCCTTCTGTTAAAAATTCTATTAAAGATTATGATGCAGTACAACAAGCTCATTTTGTAAGGATGATTGCAGAACAGCTAAACTTTATGGGAATAGGTGAAAAAAAACAGCCGCAGCCTCAAAAAATTCAAACTAAACGTGAAATGATTGATTCGGTAAGAAAAGATACAAACGATCAAATAAAAAAATACGTTTATTCAAAATTTAGTGACCAAGAAATGAGGCAGTTTTATATAAAAGAAACTCATAATCGACTAAACAAAGAAAGCGGAGTTTATCCAAAATATAAATCTTCACCTTTATGCGATGATTTAGAGATTCTCAAAAGAAAACTTCAATTAGCTAAAAATTTAAACAATTATCATGAAAAATATAATTGATTACGAAAAGATAATTGACTCGCTTACACATCAAGCGAATTTTAATTCAAGGGCAGATACTGCTTCTAAATTAAACTTGCTTTATCATTCCCCAGAGGTTTGGAAGGTAAGGTCAATACCCGGCCTATCTGTTGTAAAATTTGATACATTTAAGGACTTTGTATTATACAGAACACCTTGGGGGCTTGGATGGACAGATAGTGTTTTAAAAGCGTTTATTGAAACAGAAAGACCTGATTTATGGGAAAAAATCGAAAAAGAGGCTGCTGCACTTAATCAACATGGAACTAATCAACACTCAAAAGAGGAGGTTACATGTAACCTCCTAAAAAGGGGAAATTCAAGGAATTACAAATTAAAAAAGCTAAAAAGGGACGCACCTGAGTATGCCGAAAAAGTGATTCGTAAGGAGATTTCTGCAAACCGTGCTATGGTTGAAGCTGGACTTGAAAAAGAAAAAGTTACAATCCCGGTAGATGTCAATGCTTTTTGTAATGCAATTAAACGTAAATTTAGCCCCCTTGAAATTCAACAATTAAAAGACTTGTTATGAAACAACTACCGTGGTTCAAATTTAGCCCGGCCGACTGGATGATGGGCAGAATATCCCGGCAATCTTGCGAGGTTCAAGTGGCTTTTTTAAGGCTTTGCTGCATATATTGGAATGCCGAATGCGTTATGAGGTATGAGCATGCCGAACTTGAAACCGATGGCTACCTTGAAAAGCTAATTGCCTTAAAGATGGTTGAGGTTTATGATGATGGTATTGGCATCAAATTTCTTGATATTCAGTTCAGTGAAGGCCAACAAAAGCGTGAAAAAATGTCGAACGCTGGTAAGGCAAGTGCTGAACGTAGGCTCAACACAAGTTCAACGAATGTTCAACATACGTTCAACGAATGTTCAATAGAGAAGAGTAGAGAAGAGAAGAATAAGAATAAGAGTAGAGAAGAGAAGAATAAGGGCACATACACCCGTGAAAATTTTTGTAATGATTTGCTTGGTGATTTCAAAACCGATGAAAACCTTCGTGAAGTAACGATGATGTGGCTGAAAAAAAAGAAGGTCATCACCAAGCAAAGTATGTTAATTTCAAAAAAAGAAATTGCCGGGCATACGCCAGCCGAAATGTACACCGCAATTATGTCGGCAGCAGAAAAGAACTGGGCGCAGCTATACGGCCGAAAAGATAAACAAGCCAAAGGCACATCAACAAGTTTGCCAGCGGGTAAGCCTTGGCTTGACCCGGCAACCATAGCCGCAGCAGAACGCAGCACAAAGCGTTTAGATGCCTTGGCCAACCCTTCACCTGATATGCCGTTTTAATTTTTTTATACCTTAGCACCATGAAAACCTACACACTAACCGAAAAAACCCTTGACCGCCGGGCAATCGAACTGGCTAACATCGTATTTCAACCCAACAAAATGGTTTTAACCAATGAACGGGCCGCCGCCGTGCGAAAGCTATGCACCGCATTTGACACCAACAAATCTTTTTTCTTGACCGGGGACACGGGCACGGGCAAGACAATCTACACACGGTTATTCTTGGCGGCCCAACCCGAAAAGCAGTTTACCTTCTACAACATGCGGCATTTGTTTCGTGAGTATGCGGCAATGAAAAACCCTGATGAATTCATCTTGGCCTTCATCCACAAAACCAAATACGGGCATTTGATACTTGATGACGTTGGCGCAGATGAAGCGGTCGGTGCGTTTGGTCGGCAGAATACGATTTTGTACGACATTATCGAAAGCCGAATGGACAGCAGGTTCATTACAGGCATAATTTCAAACAATACCTTGTCCCAAATTTTGTCAAGGTTCGGGACGGACGGCCAACCTGACGCACGGCTTATGTCCCGGTTAAAAAAATGGGAAACGATTATCATGCCCGGCGATGACCTTCGGGGCGAGGCTGAAGTGATGCCGCTTGCTGAATGGCCAAAGGTTGTTTTGCCAGCCGAAGCCGAAGATTTAGGTGTGCCATGCCCTGATCATCTTCGTGCTGAGATTTACGAAAAGCTGGGCATCATTGCCAATCGGGTAGTTGAAGCACCGCCCAGCAAGGCCGATGAAATGCGCAAGGCTTTTTGGGGTAACATAAAACGGCCACAATGAACATCACCGAAATAGAAGCCTATTGGCAAAGTGTGGACTTTAGCAAGCCGCAACCCGAAATCAACATAGGGGGCGAACGCATCAAAGACCTTGGCGTGTTCACCAAATCGCATATCTCAATATTGAAATACAACGCTGGGGTTTATTTATTTTTGCCATATTACGAACGGCTGCACAAGGTTACACTTGCACACATGAAGTTAATGGCCTAAATTTGCCCTATGCCCAAAGTCGGTGAACATCTTTTGCAATTAGCCTGTGTAAGGTTATTCAGGCAGTATTACCCTGACCTGTATCGTAACCTATGGCATACGAACGGCCGTGCTATCAACGCATCAAACGGCGGTGTGCTCAAAGGCATGGGTGTAGTGGCTGGGGTATCTGACTTGCTATTTTTCTACAAAGGCACGTTACACGGCATCGAACTGAAAATGGGCAACGGGCGGCAAAGTGATGAGCAAAAAGAATTTGAGCAAATGCTGAAAGCGAACGGGGGGCGTTATTACATTGTACGCACCTTGGATAACTTTGTAAATTTAATTAACGAAATTGTGAAAAATGCTTAAACTTGTACCAATAGGGTCGGTGAAGGGAAACAGCCGCAACCCAAGATTTATCAGGGATGAAAAATTTAAAAAGCTGGTTGCATCGCTTGTGGAGTTTCCTGAGATGGCTACTCTTCGTCCTATAGTGGTCGATGAAACCATGACCGTACTTGGCGGCAATATGCGGTTAAAGGCCATGCAAGAACTGAAGTGGAAAGAAGTGCCGATATTGGTTGCCGAAGGATTGACCGATGCGCAAAAGGATGAATTTATCATCAAGGACAATGTCGGTTTTGGCGAATGGGATTGGGAGCAATTAGCCAATGAATGGGATGCCGAAGAACTTACACGGTGGGGGTTGGATATACCGAACTTTGATGCCGAACTGCCCAAAAATGAACCCGAAGAACAGGACGCTAACAGCTTAATCGTGGAGGGCGATGTCATAACCTTAGAAGGCCTTTTCGATGAACTGAAAGGCCGAGGTTTTAATGTTTTAATGAAGTAATATGCCAAACAACAAAACCGACATTAGAAAAAAACTGCTATTGGATGCCCTTGAAAAGTCGCTTGGCATTGTTACAACCGCTTGCAAGGCGGCAAACATTTCAAGGGATTGCCACTATGAATGGCTGAAGAACGATGAAGAATACAGGCGGCAAGTAAACGAAATCAGCGAAATACAACTTGACTTTGTCGAAAACAAGCTAATTGACCGCATCAACAAAGGCGATACGACCGCCATAATATTCTACCTGAACAGCAAAGGCAAGGCACGGGGGTACAATCGGCCGTTAGAAGAAAAGCGTGAGAACGTGAAATGGCCAAGCAACTTTACCTTCAACATCGTGAAAAACGATGAAGAAGTTTGAACTTAACCACAAGCAGCACCAAACCTTAATTGCCAGCGAAACCGAACGGCTGTATGCTTATGTCGGCGGCATTCGTTCAGGCAAGACCATAACCGGGGCGCATTGGGCATTACACAATATCATTCATCAACCCGAAATCAAGGGCGGCATTTTTAGCAATACGGTTAGCCAGCTGAACACGGCAACGCTATCTGAATTTATTGGCGTACTTGAAGCGTATGGCCTATTGAAAGGTGAGCATTATGTGGCGAACAAAGACCCCGAACGCTACTTTGGTTACAAGTCAAAGTTTGAAAAGCACAACGGGGTTTGGTCGTTTATGAACGGGGCGCAGGTAATTACGTTCAGCATCGAAACAATGATACGGGGTATTGAACTTGGTTGGTGCTGGGGCGATGAAGTACAGGACGCTGCCATTGATAGCCTGAACATTGTCATGGGCCGGATGTCGGGGGCGAAGTTTCCCCGAACCTTGTGGACAATGACACCGCCAATGGACAACCCAGAAATCGATGAACTGATTTGGGGCGAAAAGCAGATTGCTCACACCATCGGCACAACGTATGACAATAAATCGAATCTGCCCGAAGGCTATATCGAACAGTTAGAAAAGACCTACGATAGCCTGACTTTCAAACGTGAAGTGCTGGCCAATCGGGTTACCATGTCGGGGCTAAATTGGCTGTATTCGTTTGACCGTCAAAAGCACGTGGGTGGCAAGGCAACCTACGACACCACCATGCCAGTTTACGTTTCGATTGACTTCAACAACAACCCATTCACGGCTATCTTGGCGCATCGGGGCAGACACCAAGACGGCAAGCAGTTCATTCACTACTTCGATGAAATAACGCTAACGGCGGACCATATCCACGGCAAGACCTTCATTGAAGCTATGGTTGAAGAAATATTTAGGCGAACCCCAGCACAGGTGCAGAACAGGCTGTACTTTGTAACGGGGGATGCGTCAGGCCGCCAGCAGTCGGTCATCGCCAAGGTCGGGCAAAATATGTGGTCGGAAATTGTGGACAGGATGCGAATCAGCACCAACAATCTACTTGTGCCGAGGTCGAACCCACCGCACCAAGAATCACGGCGGCTATGCAATAGCATCTTCAGTAACTACGATGAAATACTAATCAACCCCAAGTGCAAGGTGCTGATACGTGATTGCGAATTCGTGAAAGCGTTACCTGATGGCGGTGTTGATAAAGGTAGCCGGGCGAAGGTTGATAAACGTGCTGATGCCTTGGACTGCCTTCGGTATGACCTTCATGCCAACAATAAGCAATTTATTTTTAGGTAGTAGCCCAGATGGGGGTCGAACCCATATCTCCCAAGAAAAAATCGGGGTGTTACCAGTTACACTACCGGGCTGTGTAGTCAGGGCAGGATTCGAACCTGCATAAACCAGTTTGTGCTGATTGCTTTCCTATTAATTACGTCTAATTAATTCCGTCACCTGACTATGTATTTTAATATTCATCTAACATACCAAGCTGTCTTTTAGCTATAATGGTATCTTTTTCAGGTCTTGATTCTAAACCCAAACTAATACTTTCACCATAGCAAGAACAAGTTGGATTTCCTTGTTTATTAATCGCAAATGATATAAACCCAGCACTTATTGGGTTGAAATTTCTAAACTTTGAATGCTGTAATAATTCAGTAAATACAATTATTTCTTCATTGTCGGTAATAATGTATTTTTGTTTTAGATACATAAGTTTGATTTTTAGCAGTCAGGACAGGATTCGAACCTGTACGCAGTAACTTAATTACAGGCTCTCTTCACGTTACTGCCGAGCCATGCGTGCGTCTACCAATTCCGCCACCTGACTGTGAAACAAAACTAAATAAAATTAAATCACTTCCAAACGAATTACATATTTTTAACACATGGCAGAATACAAAGGTTGCAACATTGGCCCCTCTGACCGCAAGGGCAAAAAGTACAAAGCACAATGCGGCGACAACCCCGCCGTGCATTTCGGGGCAAGCGGCTACCGAATCAAACCCGGCACATCGGCTGGGGATAGCTATTGCGCAAGGTCGCAAGGCATCGAAGGTAGCGGCAAAGGTAGTGCGAACTATTGGGCACGTGAACTTTGGTCGTGCCTTGGCAACAAATCGGTAAGCGACAAACCATTCTTTGGCAAAATAAAACTATAATTATGCAAGACCACGTGAACCAATTACTTGAAGTCAACGACCTATGGCCCGGCGATATTGTCTTCGCCAAGATTGACCCCGAAAGCCCAGCCATCGTTGTTACCATTTGCTATGACGGCAGCGATAAATTGAAGTATGGGGTGAAGCATATTGACGGGGTTGATAGCTACTACCGATACGAACTTTTAAGCGAAGTCGAAGCCGAAATACGCCGCATCACGGGTAAATGACTACCAAGGACTACATTGCAAAGCTGAACAAGGCCGAACGGGCAATCAACGGCAAGCGGTTTGTTGGATTGTCTTCGCAGATTGGCCGTAAGCAGTTCAAACGGGTGTTTGTTAAGGGGTTGGATGCTGAGGGCGCACCGATTAAACCTGAGTACAGCACTAATCCGATATACATCGGGCCCAATCAAACACCTGAAAAATCAACGGCAAAGTTTTATGAAGGTGGCTACAAAGAATTCAAACGTGCATTAGGCAGGGGCAAGATGGTATTGTTTCGTTTGTTCAGCCAAATGTATCTGCAATCCATTGTCAACCCTGAACTGCGAATTAGCGACACTGGGTTTGTTATAGCGACAGGCATGACGTACAACGCTGGCAACCCAAAAGGCAAAGTTGATGGGCTTTTGGACAAATATGGCGATGCTTTCAAGTTTTCGGACGCTGAACGCAAAGAATTTACCGAAAGGGCCGAGCAAATTGTCGTAGATTTGTTCAAATGATTTCGGACATTTTATCTTATTTGAACGCACAGCTGCCCAACATTTCGGCAGTTGCAAGGCCGTTGTGCCAGCTTGTTGAAGAAACGGGCAAGGACGGCAACCTGCGTACCTTCCCAGCTATTTATGACGGCAAAGGCAACCTTGACTACATCACAAGGTTTGACTGGCGCACGGGTATGTCCTTTTGGCTGAAGAACGGGGCAGAAGATATTGAATTGCTGGATCGGGTTCGTGCCAACAAAGAACGGGTGCAAATTACCATCCCCCTGAAGTTTCATTGGATTGGTACACGAAGCACGTGGCAGAACGATACGCAGTACCTTGAACAGTACATTTTGCTTGCATTGCAAAAGGCAATTACGGTGGACAATATCCCAAGCCTTCGGGCAATTCTTGGCCTTGACCGCATCAAAACGGTGGTAACCAATCGGCAGTACGGTGCTGAAACGCTGGACGGGGTGTTCGACAACATCGACCTTCGGCTGCCGCTTGATATGGCGGCTGCGATGCTTGAGGTTGACCTGACAATTACGGGCGACCTGAACTGCATTGTAGGTGCATCTTGTCCTACGATTGCCGACCTTCTGCTGCTTGAAAGCGGCGATTTTATTTTAACAGAAACAAACGACTTTATCGAAATCTAATGGCAAACCAAAAGCTAACACAATTAACTGCTGCGACTACCAGCAACGATGCCGACCTGCTTTATGTGGTGCAGGCTGGGGTATCAAAGAAAACGACCAAGCAACTGCTAATGGCTTCGACCTTGGCGGTAGCGAACAGCGCAGCAAGTACGGCGGCATCTGCCAACACGAACGCAAACAATGCCCTTGCAACAGCGAACAACGCATTAAGCCAAGTTGGTACGGCGGTGCAGAAAACAGGGGACACGATGACAGGGGACTTGGATATGGGCGGCCACGAACTTCAAAACCTTGCTGTACCTTCTGCACCTGATGATGCCGCTACCAAGGACTATGTGGACACCAATCTTGCTGGCAAGTTAGATACTTCGGGCGGCACGATGTCGGGGGATATCAACATGGGTGGCCAAATGGTTGAGAATCTTGGCACACCTACCAACAACACCGATGCCGCTACCAAGGGGTATGTCGATACTGCCCTTGCTGCCAAATTAAGTTTATCAGGTGGCACGATGACTGGTTCGCTGAACATGGGCAACAATGCAATTACCGCTCTTTCAAGTCCATCTGCATCAACTGATGCTGCTACCAAAGGCTATGTTGATACAGGATTGGGCGGCAAATTAAGTTTATCGGGTGGCACGATGAC